GGATGGCAGCTTCCTTAAGATACACATCTGACTTGTCACTGGTCTTGCTGGAGAACTTATCACCCATATCTAAAATCACGATGTCAGGCTGGTAAGCTTTTATGATAGCCTCAACCCACGCCATGTCTTTGCCTGTTGAGTCATACAGCTTGATGTTCTCTCGTACAGGCTCGTAGCGTGACGCAGCTAAGGCGTAGTTACCCTTCACCTCTTCCATAGACATGGAGGTAGCCGCACTGAGATACCTAGCTCCTACACGCTCATACGCCTCTTCATTACACAGGACGATACACTTAGCTCCCTGACTAGCGAAGCCTTTAGGCCCACCTAGTAGTGAGGCATGAAAGGATGTCTTACCTGTGTTAGGTCTAGCACCTACGATAACTAAGTGTCCTCCACTAATACCTTCTACCTTGCTAGTCAGAGATGGTATGTTGAACCTCCACTTAGACTGTATGTCATTAGCTTGCAGTAAGTTATCTATAGAGATGTCACCCCAGTCAATCTTAAGGTTAGGCATGAAATCATCTTGATAGTCAGACAGTATCTTACGCATAGGCTCTAGGCTAGTCTGCGTACCATTCACGTAGTCAAACCCTAAGTTGGCTATCTCTTCGCCTACTACCTGCTGGAACAACTTACCTAGTACTTCTTCAGCTATGCCCTCAGACATAGGCTCTTGTCTGTCAATCTTCTTGAACAGATCTTTGTACGTTTCTTTGTTCGCTGTTGTGATAGTAGCGTTGTGTGTAAAGAACAGCCCTTCTAACTCAGAAACGGTGAGGTTCTTCTCATACGTTTCCATAGCGTAGTCGATAGTGCTTTTGATCTTGCGTACATCCTTAGAGAATAACTTGTCGGGTGTACGGATACCTCTATGATTGGCATAGAAGTCTTTATCCATTAGTGTTCTAAGTAGTGCTAACTCCATTATCTTTCTCTCTCTTAGTAAAATCTATCTGATACGCACCCTCTGGGGATTTGTATGCAGCTAAAATATCAAGGAATTGTTGGTAGCTCATGTGTAGTAGCTGGTACTCAGCAAGCTCTTCATCAAACTGTCTGAAGTAAACTACACTGTTATCTGCTATTACAACCTCAACATCTTCAAACCTATCTTCCTGATCTAGTGTGACAATTACAGAAGCATCCTGTTCAAATTCAACTGTGTACACGATTGACTGCCTCCCTCTGTATAGAAGCCTGACGCTCTTCTTCATCAAATTCTCTTATCCAAGGTACGACAATACCTGTATTCCATTTCTTTGCTTGAGCCATAGCTTCTTCTTTGTCAGTAAAAACTAAAGGGTTATCATAATTAGTAAAAACCTTCTTGCCTGTATCGTAAGCCCACTCACCACCTTCTATCTCAAACATGACTGCCCACATAATAATCTCCTATTTAGTTGTTACATCTAAACAAACAACACCAATGCCGTTGTGAGTTATCATTACTTCTGCTTTCTTTCTTTGTACTTCACATTGTTCATACTTAGTGTAGCTACCTATATGGAAGTATTCTAAGCTCTGCCCACTAATCAACTCCAGCCATACTAATGCCCACATTTTTCTAACCCCTCTAGTCTTTCTTCTAAGTCAAATATTTCAAGGGAGCATTTGTTAATCTTATTAGAACTCACATCCTTTGCGTCATTTATTTCTTTGTACAACGCAAACAGTTCTTCTTCTTTGTGTGCTATCTCACGTTCTACGTTCTCTATCTCACCTACCATACTCATTCTACTTCTCCAATCTTAATGCAAACCACGATGTAGGAAACCATTCCTTCATGCTGTTACAAATCTGGTTAGCTACCAGCCTAGTCTCTAGCTGTGTATCACCTGCACACCTAAGGTTACACATGTCAGCGAAGGCATCAAGGCTACCTGACCAGTACCACTCAGTCATCATTGACTGTGGTAGTACCATACGTGCTTGCTCTGGGCATACTCCATTGTTAATTAGGTTCTCGTATGCAACAAACTGTCTGTACCACTGCATACTCTGATCCATGTAGACCTGAACAACACCCTCACTGCCCTGCTTTTTATCTTTTGACTTACCACGCCACTCATCAGGCTCATAGAACTCAGGCTTACTATCTACATACCTACGACTGATCTCATTCCAGCGTAGGAACTTATGCTTGACTAACTGCCTAGCTACAAAGACAGGTGCCTTTATGTGGAATGACGCAAAGCAATGTCCAAAAGGGCTGTAATGACCATGCTCAGCTAAGTAGTGTACCAGCTTACGGTCTTTGTCCTTCAAGACATACTGTTCTGTTTCACTGTTGTAATCATCCCATGTGGATTCTTTAGCAAATGATACTCGTGCTGCATTAACCACTGTCATGTCATTGCCCATGTGATTTACATATGTTGCTTCAATCATTAGAAGGATACCTCTCCATTGTCATTGCGTGGGTCATTGTAATAACCTTTAACTAAGTAGTGGTGTCTTGTGTCTGGTTCATCTGATACACCCTTTTCGTGTACTTTGTCAAGGCCCATCTCATGTAAGAACATTTCTAAGTCAGTCATACCATCTCCTTTAATTTCTCTATGTCGGATACTACACGATACTTTATATCATCGTCAAGCCTCAAAGCTATAGTTTCTACACCTGACCACAATTCTATTTCTTTCTTAAATATCAACGTCTTATGTGCGGCATCAGGGTCAAGCGCTACAATTACCTTGCTGTACTCACCTATCTTAGCCATATGCTTTAACGTTAAACTAGTTCCTAAGATAGCCATAGCGGATAAGTTAGGCACCATCTGATTAGCTATCATAGCTGACACCATGTCCTCAACTACAATCAGGGTGCTGTCCTCTTGCTTACCCACTATGTAGTAGTCTGCCACACCTGTGTACCTAAACCACTTAGGTTGCTTACCTGTCAGTGACCTGCCGTTAGCGTCAATCATTCTACCCCTGTGGTAAATAGGCAACACTATCCTGGAATCTTTGACATCATACATTAAGTTGTCACTAGGTATATTCCAATCATTAACGTACTCATAGAACAGGGGCGTCTCCCTTGGGCTAGGCTCCACCACATACTCAGGTATCACCATAGTCTCAGGCTCAGGTGGGCTAGACAGTTTATGTTTAGCTAGGCGTAGCTGTATCTCTTGTGCTGTCATGTTAGTGTGGTATGCACCACTCAGCGTACAGTCCAGCTTGTAACAGTTGTACACTATAGAGCCACCATCGTTTAGCACAGTGAACGTGTTCTTAGCTCTACAGCTAGGGCAGTCCTTGCGTAGGCTCTGTCCGTCACTGAGGTCTAGTGTATCTAGGTAGGCTCTAATGTCCATGTTATGTCTCCTCCTTTACTTTGTGTGCTTGGCGCTGGGCTAATGCACTGGACGCACCACTAAACGTGTGCTTGATGTATGGGTCTAGTGACCTGATGTTCTTATGCCCACTCACCTGTTTGATCTGCGTGACGTCAACACCAGCCTCAACCATCTCCGTGATAGCTGTACGCCTCATGTCCATAGCTGTAAGTTCTGCTGGTAGATCAGCGGCTTGCTTGATAGAGTTAATGTAAGTAGATATGTTTCCTTTCCTGTAAGGCTTGTATGACCCATCACTAGGGTTGATCTGTGGCGCTACAAAACTCTGGAAGCCAAAGCTTTTGTCTTGCTGTTTTAGTATGTGCATCAGTTCATCACTGATAGGTAAGTGGACGTCAGCGTTACGCTTACTCTGTGTTAAGTCCATGCGTTGCTTATCTAAGTCTATCTTATCCCATGTCATTAGTCTCATGTCACCTAGACGTTGCCCCCACTCGTAAGCCATATGGACTATCAAGCCTATGCTACGCCACTTCCATTCGCTGTAGGCTGTACCTAAGAATAGGTTGACCTGATCTGGTGTCCACATGACTTTGCGTGGCGGGTTAGGTACACGATCAATGCCTATCATAGGGTTGTGATACATTATGTCTAAGCTGATAGCCTTGTTGAATATGATAGACATGATAGTTGAGATCTTGTTAGCTCTGCTTACCCCCCTGTCTAGCCACTGTTCATACAAATGATTGGCACACTTAGTCTTGAATTTGTTTAGCCTAGTATCTCCTAACTTCTTGCCTAGCAGTGTGTGTGTACTGAGAGCAACCTTTAAGCTGCCCTCGTACTCCTTTTGTGTGCTACCCTTTAGTCTGCAAAAAGACTTAGAGGTCAGGTAATACTCTACTACATCCGATATAGAAGAGTTAGGTTTAAGTTTAAGTATCATTGTCCCTCACTAAAAAGTAAATAAATGCGCCTATGTAAATCACCATCCAAGGTACTGCTATCTGCCAGCCTAACATTATAGGTAGCCCTCCAAGCTGATCTGGTGGATGGTATCTTCTAGGTCAGCTTCTAGGCTCTCATACAAGTCTATGTCTAGCAGGTTCTTACCTTCTAGCATGTTGACACTGTGATCCTCATTTAGGAACTCCACTACATCATATGACATGGTGTCTTCTTTCTCTATAGATAAAAACATACTACTTCCCTTCTACAAAATTAATGTGTTCTTTAGCCTTCACCATCTTGTTTAGCAGTGTAGTCACATGGACTAGGTACTGCGTAGTCTCTGATGTAAGACCGCATCCCGTTTCTTGGTCATAGGAATCCATGTAATCACCAAACTCTAAACTTGTCTTACACTCTTGTATAATGAAGTCTACTTGTCCTTCAGACAACATACCTTCCCAGAAAGCTGATCCAGCCATATTATTCTCCCATTCTTTCATTGTGTATGCTTTCATACAGTTCAGGAAATGCTATGCGTAATTTCCATTCTGATCTGTCGATAGCTTTCATTTCTTCTGTGTTTAGCTCATAAGCTTCGTGAAGCATAAAGTCTGCGTCTTGTATAGTCTTCATAACGAACTTTAGTGTTTCTATTTGTTCAGCCTTCAAGAAGTGTGCCGCATTATCATACTCTAACTCTCGCATTTCACGATCTATCTCCCACTTAGGGCGTAGATCAAGTACTGGTGTTTCTGCTGTTTCTTTAGCAATCTTCTCAGCTAGTTTTTCATTAGTGCGTGTCATAGTTTTCTCTCTTTCATTTGGGTTTGTACTTGCTCTGCTATTCTCTTATTTACTGTAATAATAATCACCTGTCCAGACTTATCGTAGACTATCCACTTCTTTCCTTCTTGGCGTATCATTTTTGTCACTCCTCTCTGTACAGTTTCTTTAGTGTTACAGTCTCTACGTTACCATCATGCAATAAGTTTAGCATATAGTCTCCTATGTCAACTAAGCTATTACCCAGACTTCCAACATTCCTGGAAATTGGTTCGTCATAATACTTTACATGAACCTCAGTGCAAGTCCAAGTCGGTCTATCTCCTGTTTGTTTCTCAGCTATAAAGTCAGCCATCTCAGGCCAAGTTACTGTTTCACTATGCATGGTTGTCTCCTTCTGTTAAAAGTATCCGTTAATTAGTTCAGATAGTATCTTATCGTCTTCGTCTTCTACTATGCCGTACTGCTCCAAGAACAGTGGGTCAGCGTAGACACGGGTCAGGCCCATTTTAGCTTCCCGTATGTAGCTGTCACCCATGTCGTATGAGCCGTGTGTCATGTCGGATTTGACTGCCACAAACCACCTAGCGTACCTGTTCTTATCTTCGTTAGCTGGTATCTGGTACGTCTTAAGTACTCGCATCTCAGTGTTACCAAACGGCCCCTGACCTTTGTAGATTGCGTAGGGCTTATCTTGATTGCGGGACTTTCCCAGTAAATTCTTAGCCATGTTTCTATCCTTTTGTCCATTGTTGTTGTATTGTTAAACCTTTTCTTAGCATACTTTCAGCCTCTCTTGTGTCACCTCGCTTCAGCGTGTCTAGCGCCCACCCTACCCAACTTGATGCCTGTTGTGATAGTATCTCAGGTTTAGGCTCAGCGTCAGGCTTAGGTGTATCCACTAACGTTACTAGTGTAGCACCTACCTTGTTGTTATTCAGGAAGGCCATAAGGCAAGTCTTATCTACTGGCACTTCAACTGTATGCCAGCAACCTCTGCCTAACTGTTTATTTGCATCAGCTTGTGTACCAGCCCATTTGCCGTTGTCGTTAGTGTATAGCTTCATTTGTTTGTCCTAACATATTCTTGTGCTGCGTTAATAATCTCAGCTAAATCTTCAGTTCCTACATAGTGAAAGTAGTCTGTTGTGTACGCTACTGCATCACTATGCTTGTACAATCTCTGAAGATGTACTGGCTTGCCTGTCCTTTCATCAAATAGTGCTACCTCACAAAATGTATCTGCTGAGTATTGCGCTATAGATAAAACGTGGTG